CTCCGGTCTAATATGCAAGAGCAGAACCGCGCCTATCACGACACTTGCCTCGTGCAGTGGACCTCGATGATCGGCGCCGAGATTAAGCACAAGCTCCTCCGGGAAGCCGAGAAATACGTCGTATGGGATACGCGGGAGCTGACGCGGGGCACCTTCGCGGATCAGGTCGCCGCCGTCTCGTCCGCGTCCATGAATGGGATCATGTCCCGAAATGAGGCCCGCGAGTATCTCGGCCTCAATTCCGTCGAAGGGCTCGACGAGGTTCTCGTGATGCCCGGAGCCAAGACTGTAACCGAGGACTTTAGCGATGAACCCGTCTACTGAGCATCGGAGCATTTACCTAGGTAAAGAGGTCCGCGCGTCTAGCGACGGCAAGCGGCTAGAAGGCTACGCGGCCGTATTCGATTCCCCGTCCGAAAACATCGGCGGGTATACGGAGCGGATAAAGCCGGGCGCCTTTACCCGGAGCCTCGCCGCGGGCGACGAGGTTCTCGCACTTGTCGAGCACGATCCCGCCAAGATTCTCGGCCGCCGATCGTCGGGGACGCTGGAGGTTAAGGAAGACGAGCGGGGGCTCTGGGTTTCTATCCAGATTCCTAATACGACTCTGGGAAACGATACGCGGGAGCTCGTGCGCCGAGGAGACCTGCACCAGATGTCTTTTGCTTTCTTGCCGCACGAGGACGGGGACGAGTGGAATAACGACCAGCGGGGCGGGCGTAACCGTCTCATTACTTCGGCACGGCTCTACGACGTTAGCGTCGTTAGCGTGCCAGCATACGAGGCGACCACTGTGGCTTGCCGTAAAAAGGAGGGTTCCACCGTGGATATGGTAGAGACCCGAGATAAGTACGACGAGATTAAACGGCTCGTCGAAGCAATGCGAAAGATCCTAGACGCCGAGGAATCGGTGGAGATGTCCAGCGAGGACGAAGAAAAATACGACAAGATGGAGGCCCGGCTCACCCAGTTGCAGGCCGAAGTAGCTAGGGACCAGCGCCGTAGCCGCCTCGACGCGCAAGAGCGAGACCTCGACGCCCCCGTGCTCGATATCCGTACCGGCCAGACCGAGACGGCTCGCGGCGCCCATTCGGAGGAGGAGCGATCCGAGGCTTTCTGGGCCGTCATGGCTAACCGCGCCACTCCCGACCAGCACCGGATTCTCCGGTCGATGTCTGTGGGCGTTGATGCGCAGGGTGGTTACGCGGTGCCTACCGAGATGGAGCGGGCAATCGTGGAAGAACTCGACACTGTCGGGTCCATGCGGACCATCTTCCCCGTTATCCAAGCGGCGCACGATACGAAGATTCCAATCGAGTCGGCCATCGGCTCGGGCGAATGGGTGCAGGAGCTCGGGACGATTACTCCCGCCGACGCCACGCTCGCCCAGAAAGAGGTCGGCGCCTACAAGGCCTGCGCAGCTATCAGCGCCTCCGTGGAAATCCTCGCGGGCGATGCCGTAGTGGATATGAACGCTTACCTCGGTAAGGTTCTCGGCCGTCGGCTGTCCATGCTTATGGAAGCAGCCTACGCCGATGGCGACGGTAGCAACAAGCCGACTGGCCTGTTCACCCTCGGCACCCCGGACACTACGGCCCTTAGTGCGGACGCGACGATCGACTTCTGGTTTAGCCTCGCGGCCCAGTACCGAAGCCGAGCGGCGTGGATTATGAACGATGCCTCTCTCAAAGCGGTTCGCAAGCTCAAGACCACGGGCGGCGAATATCTCTGGCTGCCCGCTGAGCGGTATTCGATCGGTGACGCCATGCGCGTCGGCGTAGCGGGTACGCTCCTCGGCTCGCCCGTGTACGTGAATAACCACTGCCCCGATGACGAGTATGTGCTCTGTGATCCGGGTCTGGCTTTCCGTATCTACGACCGCGGCGGTACTACGATGTTGACCGATCCCTACACGAATGCCTCGACCGGGAAGGTTAATATCTACGCCTACCGTAGAACCGACTCCACCGAGGTAATTGGCGACGCCCTTAAGATCTGGCAACCGAGCTGATCCTTCTTCTCGTTTCGGCGAACGGGGGCCCCGTGACTTGTCCTCCTGTAACAATATCGCGGGGCTCCCCGGCCGCCGGGGGTGCTCATGTCTGGATATAACTACAACCGGCAGCCGCTAAGGCTAACCAAGAACGCGGCCTCTTTATGGGGTGAGCTGGCCCTTGGCCCGTTTAGGGAATTTCTACGGCTCGGCTCTACCGGCAGCGATGACGAGTTGCAGTCGATCGTCGGCTTCGCCGGGCCTTGGGTGGAAACGCAATGCGCTACGTCATTAGCCGAGCGGTCGCTTGTTCTCAAGGTAGATATCGCGGATCTCTATATCGTCGACGCCGCCGGGGATACCTTCATCGAGCTTCCCTATGGCCCCGTAACCTCGGTCGAGTCTATCGCGTGGACCGGGGGATCGGAGACGTCTCCAGATTTAGAAACCGACACTCGCCCCGAGCGAGTTAAGAAGCCCAGCGGGATAGCGGCCGACGCGCTCACGCTGACGATTAACTACACGGCCGGGCGGGCCTCGTGGTCGGCGTTTACTCCGGAGGAGCAGTTCGCCGTAATGGTGGCGACGAGCCACTTCTGGCAGAATCGAGAAGCGGTAGCGATCGGGGCTACTGCGTCCCCCATGCCCTTCATGCTTACCTATGCCCTCGCGGCGATCGACCGGAATCCCATACCGTGAGGATAGGCCAGCTCACTACCCCCGTAACCGTTAAGCGAGCGACGGCCTCCCGCGACTCGTACGGCCACGATGTCCTCAGTTATAGCGACGTCTATAACCCGCTCATGGTTAGCGTGACCGAGGACGCTCAGGCTATGGCGAACGATGACGCCGACGGGCGTAGCCGTCGCACCGTGGCTAAATTCACGGCGGCATGGACGGCCGACCTCGATATACAACCCCGCGACCGGGTAGAATGGGACGGGGATACGTACGAGGTGGAGACGTTTTTTAATAAGCTCGGGCTTAATAAATGGGTGGAGTTTTCCGCCGTTAGGCTGGATCGTGGATGAGCGACCTAGTGAAGACCGCCCGCGCCTTGTTGGTAGCTTCCTCCGATGTGACGGCGATAGTTGGATCGCGTGTTTCTGCGTTATACCGCGAGGAGGGCGACGCCCTTCCGTCCATTGTTATCGAGGTCGATTCAGTGGAGCCGGATCTGGCGACGGGTCTGTCGGGGGTGGCCAAGATGATCCGGGGCGACCTGACGATTACATGCTTCGCGGAGACTCTCTCGACGTGCGTGGACTTGGCCCAGAAATCCGCCGCCGCTCTGGGTGGACAACGTGGCTCGAACGCCGACGGGAAGAACTACGCCGTGGCCGCGAGCATTAGTACCGATAGCGTGGAGGCCGCTCTATCTGGCGGATCCTCGGGACCGGTTTCCTTACTTGTTGAATCTGAGATATATCTGGACTGTTAAGAATGGCACTACTCACCCCTATTGGCTCTAAGTTCTACCTCGAATACTCCTCGGCCCTCACCGAGGTCGGCGAGGTTGTAAGCATTACCGGCCCGGCCCCGTCTGTCGAGGCCCTCGATACGACGGACCTCACCTCGTCGACGGCTACCCGGATCGCGGGCCGTACGGACTGGGGCAACGTGTCGATTACCTTTAACGTAAACGAGGCCGACGATTCTACGCTCAATATCTCCGAGCTGGACTCTATCGGCGGCACGGACCTGACGTGGAAGATCACAATCCCCTGCGCCGATTGCTCGGGGGCGGACTTGACGATTAGCGGCTCGGGCATCTGCGGCCAGCCGTCGATCACGATTACCTCCGGTAGCGTGGTGCAGGGAACGATCGACGTCCAGATTTCCGGCGACGTCACGGTAGCGGCTTGAGTAGTGACGAGGTCTCCCGACAACGTCGTGCATCTAGGCCTTCGGGACTGGTGCGTTTTGGCGGCTATTGCGCTGCCCCTTATCGCGTCCTACTTGCAGCTCTCTATCGCCTTCGCTCGAATGGAGGCGAATATGGAGCACGTCATCACCCGTCTCGAAATGATGGAGGCTCGGAAATGATGCGGGAAGCTATTAATGCCCTCGCGGCTGGCGGTCTTCTACTGGCCTCTATGGGCTGCTCTGTCTTTACCCCGGTAAACCCTGCGCCCTCTTCTGGGGCCTCGTCTCTCTCCGAGGCGGCCTCGGCCCTCACGGTCCCGGCCTCGGTATCGTGGCCCTTGGCGATCGGCTCTATCCTCCTGACGGGCGCCGCGATCTTTACGTGGGTGGTTCTCGGCAATCGTCGCCGGGCACTCCTGATGATCGCCGCGGCGGTGGCTTGTGCCGTCCTCCCGCCCATTCTCTTGGACCTCTTCGCCAAGCTCGCTTGGCCGCTTGTGATCCTTACGTCTATCGCGGGGCTCGCTGGGGTGGCGTACGTCGCTCGGTGGAGCTGGGAAGCTTGGAGGTCTTAGGCTATGGCGATGAATCCCCGCATGTCGGTCTCGGGGTTTACCGAGACGGTGGAGAATCTCCGCACGTACTCGCGCCAGATGCAGCAGAACATCGAGCGCAAGGCGATGCGCCAGACCATGAACAAGCAGAAAGCTTGGCAGAAGGTCGCATGGCGTAATTACCCCGTGCAGAAGTCCTCCCTAGAGTGGGGCAAGGGGAAGATTAAGACGTATAAGAGCGGCCGACAGAAGCTTGTCCGCTCGTATTCGATCCGTAAGGAAACCGCTAAGGCTCTGACCGTCAAGGTCGGGACCACTAAGCGAGCGGCCGGGCTTAACAAGTCCGCCAAGTTTATCGTCTACGGGCGTTTGTTCCTCCGGACTACCAAGCTCAACGCGAAAGCTTCCAAGCTGGCGCATTTTCTGGAGATGGATCGCAAGGGCTTCAAGGGCCGCCGCCGGATTCAGCGGCTCTATGACAATACTTGGCCCCGCATGTTTAAGATTTTCGCCAAGGCCCTAAAGGCGTACGTGCACATGCCTAAGGCTAAGGCCTCAACCGTTCGAGAATGGCTCGATTAAGGAGGACGATATGACAGATTTAAGGGCGCCCACTGGCGCGGATTGCGTTTGGTTTCAAGAGGCGATGGCGGAGAGCAAAACCGTACCCGACCCCGTGGTGATGCTCTCGCGGTTTACGGACTTGGACGCGGAGGGTATCGAGGCTATGCCCTCGGCCGAGGTCTGGCCGCTCTACCATGCGGCCCTCGATGCGATCATGGAGGGCTATCCTAAGCCGGGGGAAGCATGACGGAGCCCCGCCTATTTATCCATCGCCTAGCCTTGGCGTTGGGTCGGACTGTTGAGGACTTGCTCTCTACGCTCTCCCCTCAGGAGCTTAAGGGCTGGCTCCTGTACGACCGACAGGCGGGTCTCCCAGACATAGCGGCCCAATGGCAGCGGGCGGCGTCTATCTCGGTGGCCGCAGCTGCTGCGGGGTCTAACGTCGACCCGAGGGAGTACATCCCCGTACTAGCTTGGGGCGACAAGCGGGCCACGGCTCAGGACATAAGGAAGGCGTTTACCGTTGGCTAGAGGTAAGAGCGATGTCGGCGTCCTGACCGTATACATGGACGCCATTACGGACCAGTTCCACGCGGGCATTAACCGCGCGGAATCGTCCATTAAGAGCTTTAAGGGCAAGCTCCGCGGAATCGGCTCCGCGTTATCCGCGGCGAGTGAAGCCCTTAATCAGGCCACCGCGGCCCTCAAGGTGTACCAATCCTTCGAGAAGCTGCTGGACGCCGATACCTACGAGGAAATCAACGAGGCATGGATCGGCATCGGAGACGCCCTCCGCGCCATGCCCGGCCCCTTGGGGGAAATGTCCAACGCCATCTTCGATTTCCTTATGACACTCACGGGGGTCAAGGCTGAAATCGACGCCATTAACGCCGCGATCCGGGAAAATGAGTCGGAGGTAGACGCGGCCGTCAGGGCATACGAGCGCTTCGCCGATATCCGCCGCGATATGAAGCGCACGACTAAGGAGCTTCACGACGGGGAGCTTATGTATCTCCGCATTCTTACGGAGCAGGGCGAGGCAGCCGCCGAGGCGTTTAAACAACAGCGAGACAACGGTAAAGAAGTCCGAGATATCTCCGCGGAGATCGAGCGTATACGCCAAGGGGAGGGCAAGTTCGCCGACCTATACGATAAGGACCGCGAGAAGCTTATCGCTCACCTGATGAAGCGGCGCGAGTTCGCCCTAGAGCTCCAAAATCTCCGAGATAAAGCACTCGCTCAGGAGAAGGAGGCCGCGGCCTTGGCCGCCGAGCAGGAGGCTAAGGAGAAGGAAATCGCCGAGCAGCTCCGCCTCCAGAATGAGGCCCGCCGGGAGAGCGAGCGACTAGCTAAGGAGATGGAGAGAGCCCGCGGCCAACGTGCCCGGATATCCGATCGGGATATGAAGGGCGGCGCCGATACGTTCTCCAGTCCTATGGGAAGCATATCCCTCCCGTCGCTTAATTCTGTAAAGGAGCTGGCTAGGAAACAGCTGACCGAGCTCCAAGCCATCGACCGATCTATCGCCGAAATCCAGAGAGCCATCGCGGACTTGAATAAGCCATGACCATAGTATTTACCCGCTCGACCGAGAACTGGTCTAAGAATTCCACCTTCCCGAGCAACAGCGCCTCCATCGTCTGGGTTGTCACCGATGACGAGGGCGCCGATCTAACTATCGACGAGGCCGTAACGGCCGCGGACGCCGGTACGTCCGGGTCGGGCGCGAACCAATGCACCGTCGGCGGCCAGAGCTACAGCCCCGGCATCGGGGCCACGGGTCGCCCGCTTTACGTTAAAACCGTAAGCTGGAGCCAAGACTCCCCCAAGATCGTCACGGCCTCGACCACCCTAAACTCTACGCTCTTCATCCCCAGCGGGTACGACGAGGACACAGTCCAATCGGTCGACCCGGCAACGGCTGGATACGTAAACACTGCCATAAGCTCAACCACCTATGACGTGGCGTGGTGGCGGTATCAGGATCCCGCCGACTGGGAGGGGACGTCGGCCTCTAATTGGCCTTGGACTACCGCCAACCCAAGCCAAGACCACCAGCAGGCCCTCCTATCGGTAGCCGACTCGGTTAAGGTCGACGCGGGCGGGACGCCCCTCCGGCGCCCTATCCTCGGCCAGCAGCTAACCGTAGCGCTAACCTTCGCCAGTAAGCCGACAACTCTACGTAGCGCGTGGCGGAGCCTGAGGGGCTCACGTAATACGGCCGAATTCCTCGGCGACGCGATCGGCGAGTGGCTGTTTACCGGGGCAAACCAGCGGGCCGCCACCGACGATACCCTCTTCTACTGCGATCTCACCTTTTACCGCGACCCGTTTGGGTGGTGCCGCCAGCGGGCCCAGTCTGGCCCGAATGGGGTATTCCGTAAGGATAAGGAGCTGGAAGAAATAACCAGCCCCTCGGCGGAAACCTGCCCCTCGGACGGCGACGATAAGATGCTCGTCGCTAGTTGCGTTAATTGGGTCCAGCTCCACCCCAGCCTCGCGGACTTCTCTACGCTATTTACCTCCGCCCAGCTTGCGCAGGTCGAGGAGCTGATCGAATGACGTTCGGAGAAGACCTCGGCGCGCCTATCCCTAACCGAGCAACGCGGGACGCCGTCGCCCGCTACCTCCCGACCGCCCAAGCTGGCGGGGTTGGTTCATGGGGCTGGAACCCTAACCCCGAAGCCTCGACTGTCGCCGGTCCTACTATCGTCCAAGTTAAGAACACCGGAACCAATGCGATTAAGCGCTTCGAGGCTTGCCGGTACTTGGACTCGCAGACCTCGACGGACTTCTTTAGCAAGGTGTACGACTGCGGCCTCGCTCAGCCCGCGTGCCGTGGCGGTGCCACTTGCGAGCTGGGCACCTGCGGCACGTGGCCGGTCTATTACGAGGACGTCTACAACTCGGCCATGGACGAGGAGCCGTACCAATTCCAAGTCTCCTCGGTTAGCGTGGCGCCCAAGCCGGGATCTATGCCCGACTGGCTAGTCGCCGCGGAGGACATCTCGGCCGGGGCAGTGGGGTACGCCTACTCAGCGGGCATCTTCTACGCCTTTGTCTGGGATCCTAACGACATCCTCGACGAGGCCCCGGAGCTTAGGTTTGTCGACCTCCACGAGGACGGCCAGACTTACGACACTGACGACTCCTCCCCGACGATTAATCTACCGCTTCAGGTTAGGGCCAACGGCCGCGGGCGTGTCTTAGCGTACGATCGCAACGTGTACGTATCCGACGGCACTATCTCGGAGGATCCGCCTTGGCCTATGGATAAGGTCCGGCTCGCCCTGATCCAGCGGGCGCCCTTCTTTACCTATCCGACGCTCCCGTGCTCTCTGACCTCGGCGACCGAGACCTCCGCGGGCAGTAACCGATACGAGTATGGCTGGGAGCTTAAGCACGACTCGGGCGCTACCGAGGCGATGGCCCAGAAAGCCATAAACCTAGCCGAGGAGGGCAACACTGCGAGCACGGTAAACGGTCTAACGACCTCCTCCCTAGATGCTTGCTTCGGGGCGGGCGACTGGGAGATGCAGGATTCCTCCCAATCCGGAATGGATGTAATGATGACCTTCGCCATAGACGCAGCCGGAGACGTTCAGCCGTACTTCTGCCTGCCTAACCAGATCATCCCGGCATGACGAGCGACCTCACCAGATGCAACTGCTGCGGCTTAGGATGCGGCGACGGATGCGACGCCTGCAATGGTGCCTTTTTCCCCTCTTCGGTATCCGTAAGCTTTACGCCCCACTTTCTCGGGGCGTGGACGGCCGATCCACTCTTTACGGGCGCCGCGAACTGCAATGGATCAGGGCACACTGAGCCCGACTGCCCAGAAGTAATAATAACCTTGGGCGATTATCCGGAGTGGTTCACCGGCTCTCAGGCTACGCTTACCTTTACCTCTTCCGGGGATAGCCCCTGCAAGCGCGAGTACACTTGCGCAGATGTCGACATCGAGGAGCCTACAGGGATACCCGACTGGACCGACAACCCCATCGGCCTACCGGCGACGGCTTCCAAGTGGTGCGAGATTGAAACGGCGATGGATTGCTTCGGGCCCGGTACCAGCTTTGATCACTGGAGCGGTCGCCTAATCTTGGAGGCTGACAGGTGCGACGATACCGGCACAGGCGGGACGGCTACAAATACCCTCCTCGCTTTTCTCGTTATCGAGGCCGTAACGGACACCGGAGGCTCCCATGACGTCCTGACCCGCCGCTTTATTATCACGAGCTCCGAGACCGGTTGCAGCTGCTTTTTGCCCGACTACGGCTCCGGATCGTGGGCGTCGCACTGCCCCGGCAACGATTGCTGGCCTGGACTCCCGCTCATATACGCTCAGGCTTTAAAAACGGATTGGGGCGGGGAGTTCGGTAAGGGCTCGGAGACGGTGACATGGGAGGCCGACTCGGGCGACTGCTGCGAGAATCGCTCCGTAGACTTGTACTATATTGCCGGCTATAGCGCCGGGCAGACAGATCCTCCCGCCGGGTGCGGGAACATGGCGGACTCGGTTACGTGCCCGGGCTATGATGATATTTATAGGTTGTTTCAATTGTCATGGCCTCTAGTCGCCCCCCCGTTTACCGGCCGGACAGTCCATTTCGCTAAGGAATACGCGGGAAATACTGGCTTGGATTGTTTCCATTCTTGCATCATCACCGGAAAGTATGGCTTCTCCTTTTCGACCCATCCAGCCCTTACTGATCTCTCAATATCATGGCCCTGAGGCGAGAAGGCTGTAGACATTACGACCCCACGTGCGACGCCTGTACGGCCCTGCGGATCCTTAACCCCGTCACGGCCTGCGAGGGGTGCGACCTATTCGAGCCCCGCAAGAGGGGCCTCGGGGACGTGGTGGAGGCCCTAATCGACGTAGGGACGCTAGGGGTAGCCAAGAAGATAGCCGCGAAAAAAGGCGGTTGCGGGTGCAATAAACGCCGGGCAGCCCTCAACCGCTTGACGGGAGGCGATGGCAGCGGGTAAGGTGGGGGCGTCTTATAGGAGGACAACCCAATGCAAGAAGAGACCACATTTACCCCGGTTAACTCGCCGGACCACTGGGAGCTTCTGGACCGATTCCAGAAGACTGCAATCGCTCGAATTGTGGCCGCACTGGCCTACGACAATATCTCCGCGGCCGACCTCCCGGGCTTTATCAACCTCCTAGCGTCTGCCTCGCTGGTCGACCCTAAGGACGCCGATATCGCCATCAGGGACGCTATGGGGCTCGGCCCCTCGGCCCTCGCGGAGGCTAAGGAGTGTAGAGCGGGCCACGGCTCCGCCCTCCACTGCATAGCTATGGCCCGGGACGCCGTCGCACGGTCGCCGCTCAAGGCCGACTGGACCCGAGACGCTCATCAGTGGCTCGACGGCGCCGTATCCATCCTGATGGGGAGGGAGCAAGAATGACCCACCCCAACCTCGACAAGTTGCCCAAGACCGGCCACGGCTCTGCGAGCCTGTTTAAAGCCCTCGCCGGGATAGACCGGGAGCGGATCGCTAAGGACATCGACGCGGGGCAGTGGACGGCCGCGAGCCGTGAGGAGGTAGTCCGCGCCGCCAATAAGAGCCTAGAGGGCTCTGGCCTAGCTATCTGCCTCTCTATGGGAGACTTGGAGCCATACGGGGAGGAGCGTATTAAGTACACCGTCTCGGGCTGGATCACCCACGAGTCTGGGGAGCGTATGCACCTCCATTGGATGATTACGGGCCCGCTCACGGCCCCCCGTATGCAGACCCAAGCCGACGGCGCGGCCTATACCTACGCCGCCAAAAACTGTATCTTCAACGCCTTGAGCCTTGCCCGCGGTGGCGAGGAGGCGTCGGAGCTTGCCCACTTAGGAGGACAAAACGATGAGCGAGAGATACAAGGGTCCAAGCCCAGCCCAAGGGTCGGGCGACCCCGAAAATCCTAGAAACTCGATATGGCTAAACGTCGCGGAGACCAAGAGCGAGTATTCCCAGCTCCGCGCTACGTTCGAAATTAAAGAAGAGGGCAACCTCGGCCCCGGCCGGTATATCGTTTGGCTTAAGTGGCGGGACGATTGGGGCAAGTGGACCGGCCCGGTCCGGAAAGACGAGCGCGAAGAATGGAGCAAGAAAATACAAGACTCGACCTCCCCGCCCCAAGTGGAGCCGCCCAAGGTAGACGATCTACCCTTCTAAAGGAGATGCTCGCCCCCTCGTTTACTCAAGGTGGAGAGGACGAGGTAGCGGCCCGAGTGGCCCAGATGGCGACGATCTTCGAGACGGCGGGGGTGGCTTCGGCCGCCCTCGCTATCTATTTAGGGCTTAAGTCTGGCGTCCGTAATACGGTCCTCGCCCGGCACTATTCCAAGTCCGCCGCCCGGATCACCCACCTAGGCCGATACGGCGCCTACGTGTACAAGCTCCACATCGTCCACGGTTACGCCCTCGACACGATCCCACCCGAGAAGCAAGTCCGCGAGTATCTGCAAGACGCGGCAAGCCTCGCCGACTCGCTCGACGGCATCGCCGACGTAGCCGGGCAGCTGCTCCTAGATCGCAAGGGGTACTATGAGGACGTCGTTACGGCCGAGCTTCGAGAATTCGTCAAGCCTCACCCGAGGACCGAGGTAGCTCAGGCGTTTACCAAGGTAAAGGGGGCGACGGGTACGCTCCGCAATACGTGCCAGCGGCTAAAGGCTACGAGCGAGCGCGTAGGGGTCTGGACGGCTTGGGCCGAGAAGGCCGAGCGGGAGGATCTGGAGCGGCTTATGAGGATGCTCGAATGGCTACCGGCTGAGTGTGCCAAGATTGCCGAAGAGCTTAGGGAGGTAGGAGCAGGCTAACGTAGGCCGCTCGCGTTTCTCTCTCCCTTCCCGTAAGGTAAAGCAAGCGAGAGCAACGCTCGCGGAGAGTAACCAACTAGTCAAGTACCCGTCAAGGGGGATCGCCAAGGATGGCCGGGAAATCTTCAAGGGATAAGGGGGCGAGGGGCGAGCTTGCCGCAGCCGCCGCCCTTAGGGAGCTGGGCATATACGCCGAGCGGTCTGGCCGTCTGGGGATTACGGCCGGGGATCTACAGCACGGGTGCCACTCGTGCCACTTCGAGATTAAGTACCAAAAGCGCCCCGATCTCTGGGGCGCCTTCCGCCAAGCGGACCACGATAGCCGTGGCCTCCTAACCCCGGTAGTCCTCGCCAAGATGGTGGGCCGATCGGGGTCTTCTGATTGGATGATCTTGCACCGCCTATCCGACTGGCCTCAGATAGTCGCCAGCTATACAGCTGCCAGAGCTAAGGGGCTGCCCGATGCCGACCCCAAACCCTAAGCGGCTCCCGATGGCGCCCCGCTCACGGCCCTTCTCCTACGGCCGTCGATGGCGTAAGCTCCGGGCCATCGTCCTGCGAGACGCGGGCGGACAATGTCAGGACTGCGGCCGGGCCGCTGAGGAAGTACATCACCTCACCCCAATAGATAAGGGCGGCGACGCCTACGCCCTCTCTAACCTCGTGGCCCTGTGCCGCCGGTGCCATGACGCCCGGCACGGTGGCCGCTCGCGCCGCGCCTGACCCCAAAAATGGACCCCCCCGCCTCGATGTCAAAAACGAGTCCCGATGGAGATA